TACCTGAATTGTTATTAGATACTATTTTACCTAAGACTCTTTTATATGATTTATCGCCAGCTTTTTTAGGAGCTTCTCTATAAACATATATAAGAAAGTCATGAGGTGGTTCTAACAATGGGTTATCACTACCATTCATGGTGTTAATGAATTGGTTTAGTGTAGACTCTATATTGTCTACAACACTACCATCTTCCATTTCCCATCCTCCTTCGGTATTGATACCACCATCAAATCCAATAGCTTCTCTAAGATAGTTAAATTGTCTAACTACCCTATTGACTTCTATTGTACCATCAGGGTTTTTATCGAAAGAACCTTTGATAGAATGAACCTGTGGATACTGACTACCCTTGAGCTTAAAATGCACATCAAGCCAACAATCAGCCCAGTCGTATTGACCAGACTTATCTTCGACTCTTTCTATGCCAGCTTCTAGAAAGCCAGTAAAGTCATTCTTAGTTCCTTTATTTGAAGTTTGCAATAATGCCATACTTATTCTCCTTCATCTTCTTTATATTCAGTTATTGCTTTAGTTACATCTGTATATGTAAACGGTAAAACAAGCCCATTTAATGGTTTTAGTCTAGAGCCAACTGTTCTCTCATCATATGCTTGAAAAGATACTTTTGGAATTGGATTGTCTTTGACTACTGTAGAGTAGCCAATTACATCGGCTTTAGCACATAGTGCATATCCTAAGCCTCGAGGTAACTCTGGACTTAGTTGTACTTTACCATCATTCATTTGGGATTGTTTTGAGTGCGAAGTTAAGATTAGGTTTGAGCTATGTTGTTTCATTAAGAGTTGTAGTCTTTTGACTATGTCAACATTTTTCTTTCTAGCTTTACCCCAATCTGAACCCCAGTCACCTTCACCCATAGCACTAATATTCATCTCTTCACATACAGCTTCCTGTATCCATTCGTTTATAGTGTCTATAGTATCTATCACAATAGTTTCGTAACCAAGTTCAGTCCAACTATTCTTTATCCAAGTATATACCTCAAATAAAGAGTAGACTTCCATTGGTTTGCCTTTGTCAGGCCCTACTCTATGATAGAAACCTCTCTCAAGTGGTGGGACAACTTTTCTGTCATCTCCCTCTCCTTCGAAAGGTGGGTTAAGTGATGTTACAGTCACAACATTAGCACCATCAACAAAGTCAGCACCAAGGTCAGTGTCTATTACTAGAACACCTTCTGCACCTTTGCTTGACCAGTTAGCCGCCGCTGTCGTTTTACCAGTTTTGGGTTGACCGATAAAATACCAAGTCAACCCTCCAATGGTGTCACTCCAATTAGTTGAGACTGTACGAGTTTGTATTTGCATACGCTTCTCCTTCAGTTATATTGATTGATTCATTTACTTCTCCACAATTAAAGTCTTCTGTCTTTGTTACTAAAGGCGAAAGACCTTGCCAAATATACGCATAGAAAGGTCTTTGTGTCAAGTAATTAAACAGTTGATTCACACCAATACCACTAATTAGGTTTGCACAGAATATAGTATGTTTCATAGTGCATGGAGTTTGTTCTCCACTACCTCCGTTAGGAAACCAATAGTCTTGGTATTTATCAAGATTTTTGGTTGTAGTTATACAGCTCATACTTAATGCATCCATCCTAAGGTCAATTAAGATTTCTCTGTCTGGATTCATTAGCCATGATTCGTATACTAACTTCCTACTACTCATACTATCTGTACAAACTATAGTCTTAGGTGAGAGGACTTGCCCCTCACCTGTAAACAGACTACTATTCATTTCAGTCTCTATCATCTTACCACCATAGTTTTTAGCGGTTCTTTCAGCCATATCAGCTTTAGTATTGCTACCTTCTTCATCATACCATGATTCTGGGTATAGAGTTGTACTGAAATTGTGTTCCTGCATGATGTCGTTATCATAGCCACGAATAAACTTAAAGCCCATTGTAGCTAATAACATCACCACGCCACTACCAATACCACCTAAACCAACGACTGTTACATCGTCTAGTTTACTTTGTGGTATTAAGTCTTTGTTACGCAGAAACTTTTGTTGCATTTTTATCTCCTTTTGTTAGTTCATCTAATACTATTCTTGGGTTAAGATTCATATCTATTAATGCATCTTCCATTACTAACTCTTCTATATCACCTTTTGTAAAACTATCATACAAACTTGATATAAAGGCAGAGTCAGGGTCATCTGCAGTTAAAGAGGATTGTCTTAGGTCATCAACTATTTTATCTTGTTTAGTTATGTGAGTATTAAGCTCATCATAATTATCAAACAAATAAGAATTAGGCCTATATGAAAACAAGTTGCCTTGGTTAAGGCTACCTCCTTTATAGAATCTAGTAACTATTGTTTCTTCTTTAGATTTCTCTATTTTCTTAGCAATAGTTTCCCATTTCTTTTGTTCTTTATTATCTACAGGCATAGTCATGTTAATATCTTTAGACTCTGCCTCTATTAGATGTACTTTATCATATTGGTCTTTGTAACTTAATGCAAACGCAAACTTTTCTTTTGCACTTGCTACAACAGTGGAACAATAGAAGTTTTCATCTGGAGCATTATCTTTTAAACAGCTCTTGTCTGTGCCACTAAAGAAAGCACCCATACTATGATGAGAATGTATAATACCCATCATACACTTTTCTGTTTCAGGGTAATTCTTCCATGTTTTCTCAAGTATCTTTGCAGTATCTTCAGCCTCTATTGTTGTTGCTGTACCATGTCCTAAATCAACAGGGTGAAAGTGTATAAGTGTAAATCCTATTGGAAACTTATCCCCTTTCTTATAATGTGGTTTGTACCATGCTGGGCCAGACCATTCTGTTGATGGGAACTTTTTAAGAAAATAGTTCAGTTTGCTGTATACTTCTAACGGAATTGTTAATTGCATTATTAATCTCCTTTATATGTTTATTAAGTTCTTGCTTTCGCAAATTATATGCTTCAAAGATTATTGGCTCATAAAGCCTGTATTTATAATCCTTTATCTCACTAGCTTTTCTAGGAAAATCAGGAATTAGTTCATACAAATACTTTATTGCATTTTCTCTTGTATCTTCATCATACTCTTCACCTCTATTTGTATATGGTAACATACTACTAGTTACTTCGTTTGAATCGTGATTTTTTGCTATTAGTATATCACATAATTTAAAATAAAGTGTAGAGTCTATATTCATATCGTGTTGATATAATGACCTTAGTAATATCTCATGAAACATTTCTTCTTCAGTCAAGCTTACTTCAGCAGTCAACTCTTGTAGATTTGTTAATCCTCTGTATGCATCAAATAAATCAACATAGTCTCCATCTTTTAGTGCACTACCTTGATTATAATTTTCTGCTACATAGTTCATTTGTTGAAATAACTGATGAGAAAGAAGATTTTCCCAATATTCATCAACAGTATAATCTACAGTATTGTCATTGCTTATTATTGCACATTTTGCTCTAAAATCAAGTGTACAACTATTTGTATAGATTGGTAAATCTCTAAAGTCTTCATACCAATATAATGTACGATTTTCTCTTTCGATTTCTCTTACCATACTAATCTTTTGTGTATCTGTATTACTTGATTTAACCTGAAGCCATTCTAAGTATTTCATATACATAAGACTTGGATTTTTAAATGCACCTATCATTAGAAACAAAGGCACATGAGAATAAAAGTCAGTAGTTCTATTGTTCTGCAATAAACATTTCTGTATAATCCTTTGCACTACATTGTTAAAACTATTGTGTCTTTTATATAAAGCATCTGTTTCTGCTACAATACTTGCAAGGTCATTTATTACAGCTAGATTACTACCCATGCCATAACTTAGCATAGCTAAGTCACCACGACTTACTTCAAGTCCTAATAAATGATTAACCCAACTTGTTATATCTTTTGTAAAACCAACTCCAGTCAGTCCTTTAAACCATAAGTCAAACTTAAACCATTCATCGTACTGAGTACTGTCAGAACCATTCATATAATAAATATAGTTATCATAGGGGCAAGTGTCATCATAGTTTTTAATTATTTCAAACAAAGCCACATCTTTACCTATACTATCTTCGAAACTATCATTATCTGCACTTTCTAAGAAAAACCATATTTGTGATGCTAATTCATAATTACGATTAGAATGTTGACAAAAGTCTACAAACCAATCTTTACCAACTGTATATTCAAAGAACTTATTAAGTACAATATACTTATTCGTATCCCAGTTATGAAGTTTTGCAAACTTATACATAGCCGTATTGCTACCATCAAATGAATAAGGGTCAATACGATAGAAAGGACTTCTACCATTATAGTCATTTAGAAATGCCTGTATTGACTCTATTGTTTGATACGCACCATTAGCAACAGCATCACCAATATTTGTAGCCCATCTACCATAACACGCACAACCCATTGCATCAATGTGTGAATGATACGCTGGCATGAATCGTATTTCTGATTCAAATTTATATGCGTCTTCTGGCTCTTCGTTTTTTAGATTAGTATAAAAATCTAACTTCTGTAAGTATCGTAGGTGTTGAGGTTCCAGCTGTCCGTTCATAACTCTCGTTAAGTCAAATTTTACATACAATGTTGGTAAGTAATAAAACTTACGCATTCTTAATCTTGCATTTCTTACAATTAGATACACACTTTCTGTTTCATCTATATAAAAGAACTCGTAGTGCTCAAAGAAATCTTTCCAGAAATCATCATCTACTATCGCTCCAAAACTAAATATAGAATTAAACACTTCAGAAGCACTAAGACTTTGTTCTTCTGTATTATATCGTATTACATCTGTAGATTGTAATCTTTTATATTCTAACATATTATTCTCCATTATTATTAAGTTAATTAGATAACAAACCCCTGCCGAAGCAGGGGCTTATTATTGTTATTGGTGACTAGCACCCAGACTCTTGGCGAGCCTTCTGGAAAGACACAACCTGACCATCTCTTAAACGAGTGGTTGGAGTTGCAGACTTACCACCAACGAAAATCGCTACTTGATTATCGTCAATGCTAAACCCTTCTTTCTCAGCAATCTCTGCTGGAGTGTCTGCTGACACAGTCTGTGGCACACCACCTTTATGATACGCCATGTATCTTACTTCAGCCATTATTGACCTCTTTCTTTCTGTTGACATAACTGTCAACCTTTATGGTTGTTACTGGTTTACCTGTCTCAATAATATCATACTCAATACTCTTTATGGCATCTTTAGCTACTAAAAACTTCTTAGCCTTAGACTTGATAAACTCAGCTACATCCTTGTTGCTGTAGATACCAAGTAGATTATTTTTGTAGATATGTTGATTCGTTCTCTTGTCTCTTCTATAAAAGACAAGCTTTTCTATCAAAGCATAGTTTACCACCTTGTTTCTATCCACACTGAAACCCTCTCTTCTATCCAATCGTTATACGCTTCTACTTCTGCTTTAGCATTCTCAAGGTCATTGTTTACCTTGTTTACTGCTTCATCAGTTGAGTAACCTATGGACTCTAGACTGCGAATGAGTTTATCAATCGCTTCTTCTACTTTACCCATGTTTACTACCTCCTATTTTAGGATTACTTCATTGTTATAGAGGTAATGCCCCTGCATTACTTACAATGAAAAAAATTAAATCTTTGGGAGTGCGTGGCTATGAAAAACTACGGAAATACCACACACTCCCTGTTAGAGTAACAATATGTAGGGGCGTACACTCATTATAAATTGAACCTACCATTGTTCTCTATTAGTAGATATAGGCACCGAAAAGGAATAGATGCCTCAATGTTTTGCCCTTCAAACGCATTTTCATCAGGCCCTGATTTTATTTCAGTATCTACTATTGTCTTAGCTTAAGTAGACAAATAAATGGACTAGCGGTGTCCAATCTTTTGATTCTTAAAATATATTGCCCACAGCTGTTTCTTTCCCATTACTTGGAATCGTGATTTAGGAACATGTACAAACTTCTTTGTAAGCCACGCTACTAAATCACTTTTATTCCAAGGGGGCACACTTCTCCTCATCATTGTAATAAGAGGTAGTCTAAGAATGCTACCCCTACTACTATTGACCAGAATGCTAAAAAGAATACTATACCAATGTCTAGTATCTTATCTAGTTTACTTCTTTTCATTTTTCTTCCTCTTATTAACATGTTTAGTCACAGATATCTTGTAAGGCTCGCCTTTACGATTCTTCTTATTTTTAAC